ATATTAGTTCTCATTTTAAAAAAGAAATAATATCATTATGGTTGGATGATAGAGATGATAAGCAAGGAAGACCAACAAGACAAGGTTCTGATGGAAGATGGTATGCTTTAATTTATCCTAATGAAAGAATGTTAATTCCAACAGGATTGACACTTGATATTCCAAAAGGATATTCTGTTAGACTTCATGTTAGATCTAGTGTTGCATTAAAGAAAGGATTGTTGTTAGCAAATTCAACAGGAATAATTGATAGTGATTATGTAGATCCTCTTTATTTTATGTTAGTTAATACAGGAAATACTGCAAGGCAAGTTCTTTCAGATGAGAGATATGTTCAAGCTGAATTAATTAAGACTTTAAATCATTCACTTGAAGAAATTTCTGAAGCACCAGAACAAAAAACTGATCGTGAAGGTGGTTTTGGATCAACAGGATAAAAAACTTGACATTTGTTATAAATAGGGGTATAATATGGTTAAATATAAATTAGTGGTAGAAGCTGGCACTTATGCAGCAGATTCACTCATTGAACTATATTGGATAGTTTTTAAACATCGAATCCAACACTTTATGAAAGGTGAAGGATTTCGTGACTGAAGATGCCGATGGTCGGGTCTTCATTTTTTTATAACACTCGCTTAATAAAGGAGTATTATGGTTACTACACGCGCACTCACAAATTTTCAATTCCCAAAAGAATTATATAATGTAACAGTTGGTTTCGACCGAATGTTTGATTCTCTTTTGAGAGATTGGGGTGAAGTTCATAATTCAATGAATACAAATTTCCCACCTTATAATTTAAGAAAAGATGGAGATTTTAAGTATGTTATTGAACTTGCGGTAGCAGGGTTTTCAAAAGATGATATAAAAGTTCATCTTGAAGATGGTGTTCTTACTGTAGAATCAACAGATTCTAAAACTGATGATGATGATAGAGAATATGTACATCAAGGAATTGCAAAAAGATCTTTTAAAAGGTCTTGGACTCTTTCTGATGACATTGAAGTAAAACATGCTGATCTAATAGATGGTATGCTAACAATTGAATTGGAAAAGATTTTTCCAGAAGGTAAAGAACCACGTGAAATACCAATCGGGACTTTCAAAGGATAATTATACTGTAGAACCTATAGAAACAAAAGCAGCGCTAAGTATAGTAATTGAAAATCATTACTTACATCGTGCTGCTCCATGTTCTAAAGCATATGGTATATTTGAAAAGGGCGGGTTCTTTGGAGGCACTTTGAAAGGTGTAGTTTGTTATGGTGTTCCCGCCTATAATCCTATACTTAAATCTATATGTGGTGAAGAAGAAGCAGATAATGTTTATGAATTAACTAGATTGTGGATTGATGATTCTGTTCCAAAAAATGGTGAATCTTTTCTTATAGGAAATTCTCTCAAAAAATTAGATAAAGAAATAATTGTATCTTATGCTGATTCAACAATGAATCATTTGGGCATTGTTTATCAATGCACTAATTGGCATTATATTGGTAAAACAAAACCTATTAAAGATATTAGAATAAAGGGTTTGGATCTACATCCCGCAAGCATTACTGATAAATATAGAGGTCATAAGAATAGAACTGAAAAATTAAAATCTGAATATGGTGAAGATAATATATATTATGAGGACCGATCACAGAAGTATAGATATGTCTTTTTTAATGCAAATAAAAAAAGAAAAAAAGAATTATTAAAAAAATTAACTTTCACTATAGAGGGGTATCCAAAATGAGATTGAGTAAAAATTTCCACTTAAATGAATTTGTAAAAAGTTCAACTGCTGACAGAATGGCAATTGATAATTCACCAAAAGATGATGAGCACTTGGTGAATTTAGTTGTACTTGCTCATAGAATTTTACAGCCAATTCGGGAAGAACATGGAGTAATCACTTTGAATTCTGGCTATAGATCTCCTGATTTAAATAAAGCAGTTGGGGGTAGTTCTAAGAGTCAGCACTGTAAAGGTGAAGCAGCAGATTTTGAAAGCTATTCTATTTCAAATCCTGACTTGGCAAAATGGATTCAAGACAATTTAGATTTCGATCAATTGATTCTCGAATTTTATGATGGTGTTGATCCTAATTCAGGATGGATACATTGTTCATATAAAAGAGATGGATCAAATCGTAAAGAAGTGCTTACGGCATTGAAGCAGAAAGGTAAGGTCAAATATGAAAAAGGTTTGGTTGGCGTTAAATAAATTTGTCATATTATTGTACTTACAATTCCTATTTTCTATAGGAATGTTTCAATCTAAGAAAACTTGGATTGACAAACAGATAACTTCGTGTTATAATAAACTTAAAGACTTGGGACATAATATAGATCAAATACATTGATATGAAATTTTACACAAATGTTTCGCAATTTGGGAACTTCATTTTAGAAAGAGGTATTGAAAATGGAGTTCCCTTCAAACATAGAGTTGAATACTCTCCTTCACTTTTTGTCTCTTCAAAAGAAAATACAAAATATAAAACTCTTTCTGGAAAAAATGTTTCTAAAATTGATTTTGGAAACATTGCAGATGCTAAAGAATTTATTGATAAATATGATTCTGTAGATAATTTTGATATCTATGGTTTTACTAGTTGGATGTATTGTTATCTTTCTGATGAATATTCTGGGACTACTGTTGATTATGATTTTAATCAAATTAAAGTTTTATATATTGATATTGAGGTTGGATCTGAATCTGGATTTCCAAAACCAGAAGAAGCGAGAGAACAAATAACTGCTATTACAATGAAGTGTGGTAAAGATTTTATTGTAATTGGTTGTGGTGATTATCATAACACAAGAGAAGATGTTAGATATATTAAATGTGAAACAGAAGATGGTCTAATTAATGCATTTGTTGATCATTGGAAAAGAATTTCTCCTGATATTGTAACTGGTTGGAATGTGAAGTTTTTTGATATTCCATATCTTGTTAATAGAATCACAAATCTATTTGGTGAAAAGTTTTGTAAACAACTTTCACCTTGGAACTTTGTTAAGGAATTTAAAGTTGCTGGTATGGGTGGAAAAATGTTTCAGACATTCAACCTTACTGGTATTGCAGTTTTGGATTATTTGGATTTGTATAAAAAATTTACATTTACAAATCAAGAATCATATAGACTTGATCATATTGCTCATGTTGAACTTGGTGAGAAAAAATTAGATTATTCAGAGTTTGAAACTTTACATCAATTATACAAACTTGATTTTCAAAAGTTTATTGATTATAATATTAAAGACGTGGAGTTGGTTGAGCAGATTGAAGATAAGAAAAAACTAGTTGAGCAGGCAGTTGTTCTTGCTTATGATGCAAAATCAAATTATGAAGATGTCTTTAAGCAAGTAAGAATGTGGGACATTCTAGCATTTAATTATTTGAGAATGAATGATATTGTTATTCCACAAAAAGAAAGAAACATTAAAGACTCCGCATATGCGGGTGCCTATGTCAAAGATCCTCAAGTTGGTAGACATGATTGGGTTGTGTCATTTGACTTGAATAGTTTGTATCCACATTTGATTATGCAATATAATATATCACCAGAAACATTAATAGAAGAAAGATTGCCTGATGACATACAATTATTAAAAGATCAAATTAGTGTTGATACTTTACTTTCACAAAAACTTGATACATCAATTTTACAAAAATATAATTTATGTATGACTCCCAATGGTCAATTCTTTAGAAGAGACGTGCATGGTTTTCTGCCTGAAATGATGCAGAATATGTATGATAATCGTGTTCAATATAAAGAGAAGATGATTGAAGCACAAAAAGAATATGAGATCAATAAAACTAAAGAGGTATCAAATAGAATTGATAAGTTTAAAAACTTACAAATGGCTAAGAAAGTTTCTCTAAACTCTGCTTATGGCGCTTTGGGTAATCAGTATTTTAGATTTTATGATGTTAGACAAGCAGAGGCTGTAACTAAAGCGGGTCAACTTTCTATTCAATGGGTAGAGCGGGATGTTAATAATTTTTTAAATAAGCTGTTAAAGACAGAAGGTGTTGATTATGTTATTGCGTCTGATACAGATTCAATATATGTTGTTCTTGATAAATTAGTTAATAGTGTTTTTGAAGATACATCAGATAAAGAAAAGGTTATTAATTTTCTTGATAAAATATGTGATGGTAAAATACAAGACATTATAAATAGTTCTTTTGAGAACCTTTATAATTATATGAATGCATATGAACAAAAGATGTTCATGAAGCGTGAGGGTTTGTCTGATAAAGGTATCTGGACTGCAAAGAAAAGATATATGTTAAATGTATATGACAACGAGGGTGTCAGATATCAGAAACCCAAAATTAAAATGATGGGAATTGAAGCTGTTAAATCTTCTACACCTTCTGCGTGTAGAGAAAAGTTAAAAGACGCAATTGAAATTATTATGAATAGAGATGAATCCACAATGTTGGATTTTATTGAAAATTTTAAACAAGAATTTAAAACACTTCCAGTTGAAGATGTGTCTTTCCCCAGATCGGTACAAGGAGTTGGTAAGTATAGAGATTCTAACCAACTTTATAAAAAAGGTACACCATTACATATTCGTGGTGCTATCATATATAATGATATGGTTCGTAAAAACAACCTTGGTAAAAAATATCAATTTATTCAAGAAGGTGAAAAGATTAAGTATACCTATTTGAAAGTTCCTAATCCAACTACTGATAATGTAATTGCTATGTTAAATACATTTCCAAAAGAGTTTGAATTGGAAAAATATATTGATTATGATTTACAATTTACCAAATCATTTTTAGATCCACTCAAAATTATTCTTGGTACTATTGGGTGGGAAACGGAGAAAAAATCAACATTAGAATCATTTTTTGGATGAAAGGATTAAATGGATATTATTGAAAAAATTATGTCTTGGTTTGGTGGAAAAGTAACACCACTTGATGAAGTGAAAAAACAAATGCCCAATCATGAACCAGAAGAAAGAGAAGTAGTTGAAAGATATGTTCGAAAAGTTTATTCGGATGGTAGAGGTGGAATGACTGAAGTTGTGGAAAAAGTAAATCCAAAAGAAATAACTACAACAGATGAAACTCTTGAAAAAATTGTTCAAGAAAAAGCAAAACCAAAAAAACCTCGCAAACCTAAAGCAAAAAAGAAACAACCTGACTCACCTAAAACTAATCAACCAAAGAAACCTAGAAAACCTCGTAAACCAAAAAATAATAACAATCAACAGAAAGGATCTAATAAATGAGTTTTTTAAATATTGCTAAAAATATTTCCGATAATCCATATGCTACAATTGCAGCAGATGGTATAGATACTTCTGATGTTTCAGAATATATTGATACAGGATGTTATACTTTAAATGCGTTATTGTCAGGTGATATATTTGGTGGACTTCCATCTAATAAAATTACTGCTATAGCGGGAGAAAGTGCAACAGGTAAAACATTTTTTACTTTAGGTATTTGTAAACATTTTTTAGAAAATAATGTTGATGGTAATGTAATTTATTTTGAAAGTGAATCAGCAATTACAAAGGACTTATTAGATTCAAGACAAATAGATTTAAATAGATTTTTGGTTATTCCCGTTACAACAGTTCAAGAACTTTCTAATCAATGTTCTAAAATTTTAGATGAGTATATGAAAGAGGCTGTTAAAACTCCATTGATTATATGTTTAGATTCTTTGGGAATGTTATCTACTTCTAAAGAAATGGATGATACAGTAGCAGGAAAAGAAACTAGAGACATGACAAGAGCACCCGCACTAAAAGGAGCATTTAGAGTATTAACTTTAAAGTTAGCAAAGGCGGGAGTTCCTATGATAGTAACAAATCATACTTATGATGCAA